ATCATAACTATTAATAGTGAACAGATCACTTACAGTGGAATTTCAACTTTAGATTTAACAGGCTGTGTAAGAGGCGTTAACGGAAGTACTGCAGCTACCCATAGCTCTGCAGATACAGTTACTCAATTTCCAAACGGAATGACAGATATTCAAGAAGCAAACTACAGAATAAAATCCACTTCGGTCGATACTCCAATGACAAAAATTAGCAGATCTCAGTATCAAGGTTTTTCTAATAAAACTGCTACAGGTCTACCTACACAATATTGGGTTCAAAGATTTATTGATAAAGTTACAATGACTTTATATTTAACTCCAGGTGCAGCCCATGATGGAAACTATATTAATTTTTATTATACAAAAAGAATAGATGATGTTGGTGCGTATACAAATGCATCTGATGTACCTTATAGATTTGTACCCCCTATGATTGCGGGCTTATCATATTATTTATCACTTAAATATGCCCCACAAAGAACACAACAATTAAAAATGTTATATGAAGATGAATTATTAAGAGCAGAAGACGAAGATGGTTCTTCTAATTCTACTTATATATCACCTAAAATTTACTATCCGGGGATTGGTTAATGACTACTTTTTCACAAGGTAAATATGCTTTAGCAATATCCGATAGATCAGGTATGGCTTTTCCATATAATGAAATGGTTAGAGAATGGACTGGTGCATGGGTTCATCGTTCAGAATATGAACCTAAATCTGCACAGTTAGAGCCAAAACCTACAAGTGCTGATCCACAAGCCTTACAGAGAGCAAGACCAGCTAGAACAGAGTTTGGAACACAAGATTTCTTACCTTTAAATCCTTTTACAACTGCGTCTAATACAACTTTAACAGTCTCTTTTCCTTTTAGTGCTTTACAAGTTGATGATGTTTTAAGATTTACTTCTGTTAAAGAATCTGTTGGCGGAGTATCCGTTGATGCATTTCAATTACAAACAACTTTAAATGGAAACATTACCGATAGTGCCACAACAATTATTTTAACGGATGGCTCTAATTTTCCAACTGCTGGATTTATTATGATTAAAAAACTTTTAACTTCATCAGATACTAGCGATCCCTTGTTAGTGGGAACATATCAAAACGAAGTTATTCAATACACTGGAAGATCATCTAATAATTTAACGGGATGCACTCGTGGCACATCTTCTATTTATAGAGGGTATACACCGCCCCCAACAACAGCCTCTGCGCATAATTCTGGAGCCACGGTTTATGGGTCTTTTAAAGTTGCTTCTTTAATTGAGACAACTTATATTGACGATGCTAATACGACTATTACAGAAAAAAATAGTTTTACAGTAACGTTACCAAGTGCTGCAACTGGAACAGAAACAGGAGGAGGGTTTAACTGTGTGGTTAGTCCTCTTAACATAGAGAGTTTATAATTATGGCTGGAACAACATATGCAAATCTAACAACAGATATTAGAAACTATACTGAAGTAGACGATTCTGTTTTTACTCAAGCTGTTATAAATAGATTTATCGAAGATGCAGAATTTAGAATCAACCAAGAACTTCCAATGGACGCTGCTAGATATGTGTCCGAAGGTACATTGGTTGCAGATGATAATACTATAAATTCTCCAGGCAAAGGAAGTAAAGGTGCTACCGGAGCTTTGTTTATTAGAGGTGTTGAAGTCTTTAACAGCACAGCGAACACTCAAGGTAAGGGTACTTGGTTAGAGAAAAAGGATCAAACATACTTGTCAGAATATGTAGACAGACTAACTGGTTCAGAAGGAGATCTGACAGCTCAAGATGTTACAGGATTCCCTAAGTATTATGCCATGTTTGGTGGCGCTACGGGAGATTCTGATACTACTTCAGGAGGCCTTTATATAGCCCCTACACCTGATTCTAATTACATGTATAGGATATATTATAACATGATACCTCTGGGATTGAGCTCAAGCACGACTAGCACTTATTTAAGTAAATATTTCCCAAGCGGTCTATTATATGCCTGCTTGGTGGAGGCATATGGATTTTTAAAAGGTCCAATGGAGATGTTGACATTATACGAAAATAAATATAAAAATGCAGTACAACAGTTTGCAGGAATGCAACTGGGTAGACGAAGACGAGACGATTACACTGATGGAACAGTCAGAATAGCAGTTAAGTCCCCGTCTCCATAAATGAGGAGAAAAAATTATGGCAATAACATCAGCAATTTGTAATAGCTTTAAAAACGAAGTTTTAACAGCCGTACATAACTTTACAGCGTCTACAGGGAACACATTTAAAATTGCATTATTTACAAGTTCTGCAACGTTAAGTGCATCCACTACAGCTTATGCTGCGACTGGTATGAACGAAATTACTAACACGTCTGGAACAGCTTACACAGCAGGCGGAGCAGCTTTAACAAACATAACTCCATCTTTAGACAGTTCAACTGCATGTGTTGACTTTGACGATGTATCTTGGACATCCGCTTCTTTTACAGCTAATGGATGTTTAATTTATAATGATACTGCATCTGGCGATCCTGCAGTTTGTGCAGTAGCTTTTGGCGGAGATAAAACAGTTTCTTCTGGAACTTTCACAGTTCAGTTTCCAGCTAAAGCAGCAACTACAGCTATAGTTAGAATAGCATAAGGAGGTAATCCTTATGGCATCAGTCTGGGGTGGTGATAGTCCTTCCGTAGCCTGGGGGCAAAACGCCTGGGCATCTAATACTGTAACAATTTCTTTAACCGGAGTATCTGCAACTTCATCCGTTGGAGCTATTACTCCACCGGCAATGCAAGTTGGATTAACTGGTCTCGGTGCAACTTCCAGTGTTGGAACCGTTGCCGCTGATCAAACTATATCCGTACCATTAACCGCACCATCAGGCTTAACTTCCTCTGTAGGTTCTATATCTATGGCGTTTGTACAATTAACAGCGCCTTCTGAATTAACATCTGAACTCGGCACTTTTGATAATGCTGGAACCTTAATTGGTTGGGGTAGAAATGGCTGGGGTGAAGAAGGTTGGGGTAATTCATTTAACCAAGTAATCTTACTTACTGGTCTTTCTGCAACAGCTTCAGTGGGAGCTATAACTCCTGCAGACGTTGTAGGATTAACCGGGGTATCTTCAACAGCTTCAGTAGGATCTATATCTCCTGCCGATGTAATGGGATTAACTGGAGTATCTTCAACAGCTTCAGTAGGATCTATAATTTCTCAAATTACAACACCATTAAGTGCTCCTTCGGCTGTCACAGCTTCAGTGGGAGCTATAACTCCTGCAGACGTTGTAGGATTAACCGGAGTATCTTCAACAGCTTCAGTAGGATCTCTTGAGATTACCGAAAAACAAATAATCTTTCCTACTGGCATGTCCCTGACATCCTCAGTGGGATCAATAACTACGGGCATTACAGTCCCATTAACAGCACCAACTAATGCGACAGCATCAGTGGGGGCTATTGTTCCTGCGGATGTGGTAGGAGTAACAGGTCTTGAGGTTACTGCATATGTAGGCAGTGTTGGACCTACAGCATATCAAGATATTGACATAACTGGCTATACATCGTATACAGATGTAAATCACGTGGCTTAGGAGAAAAAAATATGTCATCATATAATGAACTCGGTATAGAATTGATGGTAACTGGCGCCAATGCCGGTACTTGGGGAGACAAAACTAATACAAATTTAAACATTATTCAGCAAGCAATTGCGGGTTATTTATCGCAAGCTGTTACTTCTGGGGGAACTTTAGCCCTTGCCATCACAGATGGCTCAACTAGCACTTCCAAAGCTAGAAATATGATTCTAAAATTAACAGGAACTTTAGGAGGAAACTCTATTGTTACTGTACCTGATTCAGTAGAAAAAATGTTTGTTGTTGAAGATGGCTGTGATCACGCGGGATATACTTTAACATTCAAAACTGTATCTGGAACAGGACTTCTTTTATGTGAAGGCAATACTGTTACGTGTTTTTCAGATGGAACAAATATTGTTAAAGCAAATGAATTTAGAAAATGGAGAACTATAACTGCATCAGAAACAGTTCAATCAGGTGCTAATCTTTTTGTAGACACAAATGGTGGAGCGGTAACGGTAACTTTACCAGCATCTCCAGCTGACGGTGATATAGTAAATTTTGTTGACTCAAGATATACTTTCGATGCCAACGCATTGACTGTTGGAAGAAATAGTTTAAAAATAGCTAACGCATCATCAGACTTAGTCGTTAACACAGAAGGTGCAGCGT